GAGTTTTTCCGGAGTCGAACGGCGGCGTGAAGGTCGGAGGCTTGGCGGGGCCGCGGCCAGCGGAGGGGTTGCGCGCGGCCTCGTCGGCTTTGGCCGCGTCGCCGGTCGCCTTGTAAACCTCATTCCACCGCTTGATCCGCTCGGCCTCGGTCGCGTCGGACGCCCCGGGCCGATCCTCCGGCGGCATGATTTTTTCGAGCCCTTTCGCGGCGCCGGCCACGTCGGGTTGCTGCGTTCCGGACGCGAGAAAGCGATCGACGCGCTGCCCATGGCTCGCCTGCATGCGGGCAACGTGCTGATCGATCGTCCCGTTTCCGTCGTTCTTTAGCCCGCTGACGTATGGGTTTCCCCCGTTAATGGTCTTGTAAAGCTGAGAGAGGCCCATGCCGGGCTTAAATCCGCGGCTTTTCAGGTATCGGACAACCGCAGGCATCTGTTCTTTGAACGACTGCTGTTGATTGGCACCATACTGCTCTTGTTCAGTCGGACCAAACTGGATCAAGCCGATGTATTTGTTGTTCTTGCCACCACGAATTGATGGCGAGAACTTCCCGCCGGTCTCGTAGCTGATGACGGTCGCGAGATCCTTCGGCGACGTGCCGAGCTCTTTTGCGGCTTGCTTGAGAACGTCGGCGTTTTCGCCGCTGAAATTGTAGTTCGTCCGGTCCTGCGCGGCTGCGCGCTCGCCGCGCTTGCGGATGCCGGCACCTCCCCGACCTTCACTCGCGTCCGCACCGCCACCGCCGAACATCCGCTTGCCGGCACGCCAGGCCCGGCGCGCCGCATCGAGCATGCCTCCGCTATCGGCGGCCCCGGTGTTCTCGTCGTCCGACCGAGTGATGACCCCGGGCTTTTCCGCGTTCGGCACGCCTCTATCGGTCGCCGCCGAGGTCGCCAGGATGCCGGCCACGGCGGCGCCACCTGCCGTCAACAGCGGGATACCAAGGCGCAGCATCAGCGCGCCCCAGGCCGTCGAGACTGACGTGATGGCCGCGACGATGCGCAGGGCCCACGACCCCACCATGAAGGCCGCGAACAGCTCCATGGTGCCCTGCAGGCCACCGTGGCCGGTGAGCGAGGCGGCCATCTCGCCGATTTTCGTAATGATCGGCCCGAGCTCTTTCGCAATCTCGATGCAGGCTTTGGCGAATGCCATGGCTGCGTCGCCGATCTGCGCGAGGCCGTCGCGGATCGCATCCGGGTTCTGGCGGATCCACTCGACGACCTGATCGACGAACGCCTTCATGGCGGGCGCCAGGTCGGACAGGATCTTTTCCGAGACCAGGGTGACGACCATCTGCAACCGCCGAAGCGATTGCATGAACTGCTGCCCTTTCCGGGCGGCCTCGTCTTGGTTCATCCCGATCGAGCGGGCGTATTCCTCCTGTTCATGGCGCAGGCGCGCGAGCAATTCGGGCTGTTCCCGCATCGCCCGCATGGTGTCTTCATCGACGCCGAGCTGTTGCGCGTAGCCGAGCGCGACATAGGTCGGCATCTTGGCCGTGACCTTGCCGAATTCCTCGAACAGCTTGGTCGTGTCGCGCAGCTTGCCCGCGGCGTCGCGGGTGCGCACGCCGATCGCCTTGAGCATGGACTCGGCGCCGGGATCCGTTGCCAGGCGCCGGCCGAAGTTCGAGAGCGACGACTCTGCCGACCCGGCCGAGGTGCCGAGCTGCGACAGGGCATAGGTCATCGAGCGCAGGCTCGAGACCGACGTGTTCGCACGTTGGGCGGTGTAATAGATGCTCTCGAACCCGGCCGAGATGCTTGCGACCGCCTTGGCGATGGCGACGGCCGCACCCTCAAGCCCGCGGGCGAGCAAGTCGGCCTGCAGGGTGGCCGAGCGGATGGCGTCGGTGAACTTCCGCTCGGACGAGCCGTCAACCTTGAACCCGACCGAGACGAGGAAATCTTTGATGGTCTCGGCCAAAGGTCAGGTCCCTATCGTTGCGGCGTCTTGGGCGTCGCCGCCTCGCGCCGGCGTATGTTCTCGTCCCGGGCGTCGAGTGCATCGTTCATGATGCCGAGGTCTCGCAGCGATAGCACGCCGTTGACCAAGGACTCGTACTGACACATCCCTTCCATGACTGGACGAAATGCGTAATCAAGACCCTCCGGCATCCGGACAGGATTATAACGGATTGTGCCCCCGTCCCCGATCGACTTTATTTCGAGGCGAGGGCGGTCGAAAAATTTGAGATGTTGTCCATGACGACGGCGTAAACGAGCCGGAGCATCGTCACCATGTCGATCGATGGATCGGGGGACTGATTGCCGACGTGCCAGGCCGGCAGGAACCCGCCGCCGGGAACCTCCATCAGCACGACGCCGAGACAGGCGCCGATGACGTAGTTTCGCCCGTCATCGCCGAGCGTGTTCAGGGCGACGCCGAGATGCACGAGCATGTCGTCGGACAGCTCGGACTCGTCCGGCTGCGACTCGGGCTCGCGCCCTTCGGCGATGGCGAGCTCTGCCGCCTCGATCCGCTTGCGCGCCTCCCCCGCCGCGGCCATCACGGGCCGAAGCGAGGGGATCAGCGGCATGAGCTTGATCGCGATTGCGAGTTGGGTGAGCGCGTCGAGCTTGCGCGCCATCCGCCACGCCCGACCATTCAGGGTGAACTCGGTCATGTCTCAGGGGTCCTTTAGCCGAGGGCCGGGAGGCCGCTACGGGAGAGGTCGGGATTGCCGTCGCCCAGCGTCGGGATGATCCGGAGCGAGTTGAAGGCCCACTCGTTCGCAGCGCCCTCGACGCCGTTGCCGTTGTCCGGGAACTTGCGGATGCCGACATCGCGGCAGACGAACAGATCGCCGGTCTTGGCGTTGCGGCAGGTCAAAAGGGCCTGGCCGTAGTTCGAGGAGTCCGAGGTCTCGAACGTGAAGATGCGGGACATGACCGCGTTCAACAGCGCGACCTTGAATGCCCGGATGGTGATGATGCCGTGGCGAGCAGCCCGCAGATTGTACATGCCATCGCCGTTCGCCCCCATCACGGGCGCCGCCGCGTCCTCGGCGAACGCGATGGTGATGCCGTCGGCCGCGACGCCGTAGGACGAAAGATCATAGGTCCCCGCCGGTCCGACATACGTCGCATCGAAGTCGGGGAACGCATAGGTGTTGGCCATAACTCTTGATCCAAGATGAGAGGGACAGGTGAGGCGAGACTATCCCGCCCCTCGTCTTAGCGGTTGACGTTGATCGCCAGATCGATCGAGTGAATAGCGCCCTGCAGCTTGAGAGCGCCTTGGATCGGGACCGACTTGCGCTTTTCGCGATCGGCCTGCGCCTGCGTCCGGATGTCGGGGGCGAACACGTAATAGCCGGTCGGCATGAAGTCGCCCGACAGCAGCGTGCCGAAGGGGTCGCCGTTCCACTGGCCGGGGCCGACGAACCCATTGTTCACGGCGGCCTCGAACGAGTTGTTCAGCACCGAGACGATCCGGGTGTTGCCGGCGTTCGTCTGCGGGATCTTGCCCGACTGATATTCGAGGTTGAACAAGTCGGTCTGCGCCTTGTCCACGACCCAATCGCAGCCCTGGCGCTCGTCGATCCACACGCCGGACGCCATGACGCCCTGCTCGAGGATGGCCCGGCCGTTTGAGTAGTTCACGAACACGTTGCAGTTCTTCGCCTCGAGGGCGTCAGCCTGCGTCGCGGTCAGGCTCTCGGCGACGACTCCCGGCTCCTGCTTGAACTTGAGCGTGATCGTCGAGTTATTCGCCGCAAAATTGACCGTGGCAAACCGGCCCATCAGCGAGAACACCGCGAAGGGGTGCCAGGACGAGAACTGCGATAGCGTCCGGGCGAAGCCGGATTGCTTCATCTGCGAGCACACGTCGTCGGACCGGGCCGGGTCGAGCACCGCGGTGTCGGCCGTGGTCAGGGCATAGACCCGCATGCGCGCCGAGGCCTCGATGAGGCCAGCCGCCGCCAGGTGGTCGATCGTGGTCGGCGGGATCGTGGTGGCGACCGATGCCGCGTACCACTCCGACGACACATCCCCCAGGATCGAGATCGCGTTGACCAAGGGCTCGGCGTCGAGGCCGAGGATCCGGGTCGCCGCCGGGGTGCCGAGGCCGAGAGCGGCCGTCATGTCGGTGCCGGCACCGGTGGCGCTGCCGAAGCTGACGACGGACGCCGCGCCGGTGGTGCCGGATGCCACGGTGAACCGCTGGCCGTCCCACTTCACCACCGCCTGCGCCACGCCGGGCACGGCCGAGTTGGCGGCGCGGATGGCCGCCTGAACCGCCGAGGCGACGCCGTTGAGGTTGACCGCGCCCGACAGGTTGACCCCGGTCAGGTTCACGGCCGTGCCGTTGATGGTGACGGCCATAGATCCGGCCGTAATCACGGTGAAGCGGGAGAGCGCCGAAGCCGGGCCGGTCAGGATGGCGCCGCGCAGCAGGCCCGGGGTCGCGAACTGCGCCCACCGGCCGACATAAAACAGGTTCGGGCGCGGCACCTGCGAGAAGTGCAGTTCGGCCGCGGCCGTGACGGGCGATCCGACACCGAAATCAGAAACGACCCCATCGAAGTCATTATAGGTGCGGATACGCTCCAAAGTATCAATGACATCATCGGATCCGATCGCCATGACGGCGCCGAAGTTCTGATAACCTGCCGCAAGTGCGGCGATCGTCAGAGTAACGTTGACAACGCGATTGACGTTCAAGCCTTTTGCCACGACGGTCATCCCTTTACGGAAAACGGATGGTCGTGCGAAGTCGAGCCATCCAGGGAGCCGCCATCGGCCGAAATAGTACCTTGAATTTCCACGATGTTCCGAACGTTGTAAGTACGCTCGAACCGATGTCGCAAGCGGATCGTCAAGTCGAACCGATTGCGGAACGTCGTGTTTTGATTGTCCGAAACATTCCGTATAGTCCCCACCCACAAGAGGTTCAGACTACCATCGGCCTGCATCTCGTCTCGGTTCTGCGCCATTTGCAGACCGTCTCTTAGACGTGTTGCATAACCCATTGCGTTCGGTCCGTAAAACGATGCCATCACTGACATCGTCTCGTAACCGCGCATCAGCGTCGCGCCTTTGCCGCCGTCGGCTTTGTCGTCGTGGATCAGCTCGGGTCGAGAGCCAGGCGGATCGACATCCGTCACGCCGATCGCGCACCAATCCTGATCGTTCTCGGGCATGTCCGGCGGGTCGGGCTGGAACCGGGGGCGCACCATGTTCTCGGGCAGGCCGGTGATCCCAACGCCCATCCGCCACAAGGCGTCCGCCAGCCCGTCATCCGACAGCGTGACATCGATCGACGGCGTGATGTAACCGGCCGAGGTCGAGTCGGTCGCCGTCTGCGGGCGTTGCACGTCGGGGTCACATTCCATCGGTGCGCGCCTTGTTCGTGGCGAGCTGACAGACGGCGTTGACAAACCCCGCGCCGTACCTCGACCAGTCTTTCACGTTCATGACCGTGTAAAAGTGGCCATCCCAATCGACCTGATCGGCCGAAAGATCTTCCGAAAGATCGCCGTTCGTCAGAAGGTATTTCGTCCATATAACGATCGCGCCGGTGAGGTTCGATCCATCAGGAAGCCGCTGCAGGTCGAGGCCGCCGGCCGGCTGAACGACTCCGATGATGCCGGGGAACCGCTTCGGCGTGAGCCTCGCTCGGCCGGCAACAATCGTCTTCGTCGAGCGGATGACGGTGAACGTCTCGGCGAAGGTCGGATCCGTCAGGAGCTCGGTGACATCGATCCCGGGCATGGGTCAGGCCGCGGCGCGCGCGTCGTCGGCGGGCTCCCAATCCTCGGCGAGCATATCCGCCTGGCCGGCGACCCAGCCGGGCTGCCAGCCGCCGGCCGCGGTCCGCATGGCGAAATACGGTTGGCGGTCGAGCCACGCGTCGGGCCCGATGAACTTCGCCGTGCGGTCATTCACCCGCCGCTCGTGTTCCTGCGAGTTGAACGGGGGCAGCCGCAGGGCCGGCATCAGGACGATGAACATCCCCCGCGAGCGCCAGCCCTTGCGCCGCACCTTCCGACCGGCCTTGCACAGCTTGATCGCGCCTCCGAAATCCATCCGATCAGCCCTCGTCGTGGTGGATGTGGCCGTTGCGCGAGAGCGCGACGAAGGCCGTTGCGATGATGTCCCGGGCGGTCACGTCGGGATCGTCGAGGCGCGCGCCGATGGCCGTGATGGCTTCGGCCACGGCCTGTTCCGTCAGGCCGGTCGGGAGCGGCGCCGGGCGCCGGCCGAGCCGCAGGGGCGCCGCCTCGTGGCGATCTGACAGCGGGGCGTTCAGGTTGGCGATTGTCGGGTCGATCATGTGGCCTCGCGTGCTGCCATCAGTTGAGGGACAAAATGCGAGCTATTTCTTTTGCTCAATGACATAAGTGTAAGCGCGCCGAAGTTGTCCGGTGTCCATCAGAGGCTTTGTCCCGGATCTTCCTCGACTTTCTCGCTGTTTTATTGTCCTCGGAGCGAGAGGCGCGAACGTCGCGTCGGTGATGTACGCACGAATACCATTTTGCGCGAGCAATCCTACTGCCACAAATTGCGCTTGGACAGCCATTTTCTTGCCGGACAACGCCGCAACACCTGCGGCCTTCATGCGCTCGATGACTTGAGGCATGACGCTCTCGATCCCGGGCAGCAGATGCGGGCGGGCGGGCGTGTTGTTCTCGGGCTGTCCGTATTCGGCCAGGTACCCGAGCAAAGCGTTGTTCGGGGCAGACTTCTCGCCGGGCTCGGGCGTCCGGTCGGCGCCGTCAGCCGGGATGCCGGCGAGAACCCGGGTTTTGGTGAGCGCCGCGACCGCCTTGAGCAATTCCGCGGTCTTGTCTTTCGTGACCGTGACCGTCACGGCAGGATCAGAGCTGCACGCCGCCCGCGCCGAACATGCGAGTCCATGTGGCGAAGCGGCGACCGTACACGGTGGCGTTGTAGATCCCGGACCCCTCGACGGATCCGATGCTCGGATCATAGCCGATCGAGGCGCCCCCGACCGACTTCGACGTGACCGCTCCGGAGGGGATACCGCCGGCAGAACCGCTGGCGGCAGCCGCGGCCTGCGCCGCCTGCGCGGTGGCGAGGTAGTGCGCGGCCACGTTCAACACGGCCTGATCGGCGAGGCGGCCGAACCGCAGGCGGTTGACCAACAGCTCGGCGGTCTCGAGCCAATAATTC